TACATTCATTTTCGCCTTTCGGGGCACTTGGCCCGGCGGTATTAACTAAACACCTAGTCTCTGAACCTTCCCCTTTCGGGGCTTGGCTGCTGATTCCCGTCTCAGGGTTCCAGCAATTCACAAAGTTTTCATTTCTCCATTACTGGAAAACGGGACCGGCAAGTTGATCCGTATTAGCAATTTCGCCAAACACAGTAGCTGCGTAGAACTTTTGAGCCAGTTTGCCAGACCACAGGGCCGGGATAAACGTGCCAGAATAAGCCGTGCCGCTATATGCGACTTGGCCGCCGGGGGTGTTAAAGCCACCCGAGTTAATCGGGTAGGTTGCTGCGGGGGTGATGGTAGCCATCTTTACTTCCTTTCATAAAAAACAAAGTTAAAAAACTTTGCTACCGCCACCCAATATTACTACCTGATCCTACCTTGGGCAACAGCAGCATTGATTTCTTTTTCCATACGAGCCGCCTCATCGTTTTCGATATATCCACGTCGCCAGTCATTGTAGAACTGTTCGATCTCACCTGAAGTCCAGATCTTTTGGTTCTGCATGTCCGTCGCTGTAGGCGTCGATGAACGCGAGCGGGTCGGTGCAACTTGACGCTGAAGTTCTGAGTTTTGCTTATTAGCCTGCTTGGTTGCTGGGGCCACTAACTGCTTGTAGGCATTGAAAATAGTCGAAACTCGACCAACATCCAAAACCTCATAAGCGTTCGTTAATGCCACCTGTCTGGGGATGCCATACACCGGATCTACCTCAGTTAACCATCCTAAGAAGCCTTGATCTACGTTCAAAGTCTCCCAGTCGGGTACTTGTTGGCTCAATCCCATCAGGAATCGGTCTTTATCAGACACCACCTGACGCTCAGACACATTACCTAGCTGACCTCTAAGCTGTTCAATTTCTCTAAGTAACTGTGTTTCGCGCTTCTCAAAACTTTTGGTTTCGGTCTTCACGGCACGGTTAATTAGATCAATTAAATCTGGCCCAAATGCCTCTTTGTCTTGTTCAGTGATAAGAGAAACTTGCGGTTCTACCGGCTGCGATGCTAATTTCGCCTCGGCGGCTGCCTTGTCGGCAACCAACTGTGCTACTTGGCCCTTCATTTCCCGCATTTCTGCGTGAAGCCTTGGCACTTCAGCGTCGTACATTCCTTTGAGGGTTAGGTACTTTCGTTCCCATGTCTCTTCAGAAACAGTCGGCTTTTGAACTACTTGTGTCTCTTGCGAAATGGTTTGTTCAGGCTTATTCGCAGTATCTTCGGGATCGGGAGCATAACTCTCCGGCTCAGTCTCCGGATTAGAAGTCTCCGCTTGGGAATCCTCGTTTTCTCCGGTCTTATCACCACCAATTTGTGCTACCAATGCATCTGCTTCTTCAACTGCTTTTTGTACAGCCTTGGGTAAACCCATTTCTATCTCCTTCGCTCCGACTCTCACCTCACGCTCCAATCGAATGGTCTGCGCTACGCGATAACGGTCTGCTACTTAGGTTGTAAATATACCACTAGCTCCAAGTTAATGGGTAACTATTGGCGTCTCAGTTTGGTGATCAATTCTCCTGACCGACCAATTAACTCAAGAACTTCCTTGAGTACTAAGGCTTCGCCTTGAAGCCTATAGATTTGGTTGCCATCTGCTTGACTAAGTTTCTCTAAGCTCTCTGCTTGGCAGTTCTTGAGCCACTCCATCAGCGGGGCAAAATCTTCAGATCTCAGACGGGATAGGCATTGAGCCACCCGTTCATCAACTCGTACCATTAACCTTTACACATTCCTGTGGTCTTGGCAGAATCTTGTGCGTATTCTTTAGAACCGCGCATACCTGCTTTAACGGGGCCAGCGCCACCAGTATTAACAGAGCCACCTTTGGTCATACCATCGGTCTTAGCGGACATCTGCTTGTACTCAGTACCGCGCTTTTCCATTGTTGAGATTGCTTTCATATACTTCTCCTTTGTTTGCTTGCGCTATATGTACAACAATAAACTAGGACTGTCAAGAAAATCTAAAACTTTTGGTGTACTAATCGTGAAACTGCCCGTAGAAACAATGCCTAAGCTCGTGCCCGTATATTTCCTCAGTTGTATACCGTTCTGTGTAAATAACACACCGCCTAGGGTATATCACCGCACACCCACCTAATTCTTTGTTAGTTTTACAAATTCTCTGTAACTCAGACTGGTGGACTACTTTTACTTCAATCAGTTTGGCTTCCTTATCTTTGGCCTCAAACGCCGCAGGGTTGTCAAAGAACGCACACCCAGACAGAAGAAAAGGAACAAACCATTTCATAACTATGTAAACCTATTAGCAACAGGTGCGCCGTTTTGAAGCGTTGCTCCCGGCCCTTCTATTCCCGGAGGCCCTGCCGGAGGAGTCCCACCAGCTTCAGCCTGCCCCATTTGTTGCTGCTGCATAGCCATCATTTGCTGCATTGTCTCTTGCGCTACCACCTTCTGGCGAATTATTTCTTCAGGAGGCACGATCTTGTCGGGGTTCATATCAAGGCGTTTTACCGACTGGCGCAATAAATGAGCCACACCCTCTAACCCGATGACTTCCTGAACTATCGGGCTATTAAGGGCCACAGCCAAGAACTCGTTTTGCCGTATTGCAATAGCTTCTTTCTCAACAAGGCTCGCAGCACCCAATGGCTGGATGTCCACATCACCCTTAAGATCAGGGTCGCTTGAGTACTTCATGTTGTAAAAATACAACCGATCGATCAACGGCTTGATCACATACTCGTCGATGTTAGCGATAACCTGTTTGATTGACTTGCCAGCGTTGGTCATCAACATAGACATGCCAGTTGCCGTACGACCTGCTCCTGCTGCAGGAGCCCCGCCAGTCATGTATCGGGGAATACCCGTATATTCATCTGCTAGTGTGGCGAACTTCTCGTAGACCATCATCAGCTCTTGGGCCTGCGAACTTGGCTGGAAGAACTGCACTGGAGGTGAACCACCACCCATAGGGTCGCTAGTTGTCTGCCATACCTTCCATGGGAAGAGCTGAGTAATGTTCTCGCCCTGCGGTAGACGGTCGATGTTAAACACCACCTGCGGCCCCGAAGACAGCCCCATGTTGTTCACCAGAGCGCGAGCTGCGGCGTTACACATAGACTGTGAATCACGGCATAGGTCTGCTACTGAGTTGCCCCAGAACGCCCCCGGGATTTCTTCGTAGGAGGTTTTGTAGTACGGGCGCCGCCCGAGCGGGTCGGAGTTGACGACTGCTTTGATGACCCACGAGCCGATGACCCACGCTTCGATGGAGTACTCTGCGAGCTCGTCCGGGACTTCTTCTTCGTCGATGCCCCACTCTCTGAGGAGCTTGCCTTGGACACTTCCCCAGAATTGGAGGGCGTCAATGAGTTCGCTGGGGTTCTGGCCAACTGACGTCGTTGCTTTACCTTCAGCAGTAGCTTGAGAAGTGTCGATAAATATCCAATCACGTAAACCTCCTTTGCCATACTCGGCCAGTACTTGTCGTATAGCAGAATCGCTATAACCCTCTACACCAATCAGTTCGTTTAACTCACCACGCGACAGCTTGTGTCGCTCTATCAGGTATCCATCATTTATCTGTGTAGCATCAGGCGATGGGTAGATATTGAACGGATCAACACGCTCCCACTCAAGCACCAACTGGTTGTTAACCTCCAGATCATACTGCCCACCAGAGGTTTCAACCCACTGCATCTTTGGTTTGTTACGCACTACAGGCCCTTTAAGGATCGCTGCAGGGAAAGTCACCAGATCATCTAAAAACTGTGCGAACGCCGTTGTCCAATTACCTTCTAACAACTGGCTGTGCATCTTCTTTTCCATCCGGTTGGCATCTTCTTTGGCCAGCTCGGTAAGCTCGTGCATCGCTTGGTCTTTAAAGTCCAGCAGCATATTACGCACGTCTTGATCTGACGGATTGGCCCCAGACTGCATGAGCTCCATCAGTTTTTGCTGCGCCTTACCCATTAAGTCCTGCATTACAGGAGGGGGCATATCAGGCACAGGGTTTGGTTTTAGTGACCAAGGTTTGTCGTTTGAATCAGTCAGCAACACATCACGCAACCAGCTCGAAGCCGCACGGCACTTATTTGATGTGAGCATCATGTAGATCATCGATGAGCCCTGCTCGGGCAACTGTGCTTCTAGGTCTGGATCATACTGACCGCGCCTTTGGCGCACTGACTGAAGCATTTTTGGTTCAATAACCTGCTCTTTAGCCGATCGCGCGTACGTCCACTTCTCACGAATATAACCAGCTAGGGCTTGAATTAACGGCTCTGAATTGGCTTCTTGGGCCGCAGCACGCTCTTCATCCTGCATTTGACGCAAGGTTTTGATGGGCACAATACCGCCCACCGTGGTCGAACCCGGAGCATTTGCTGATGTTATATTGATTGATTGCTGCATATATTCCGCCTTATACGCTTAAACTTTTAGCCCGTCAAGCCCACGCATATTTAACCCGTTGTACTTCTCTTGCTTGGGGGGTAAGAAGGTGTCCAGTTGCGTTGTTATCCGCATGAAGGCAAGTGTACTGGAAGCCGTCTACTAAGTGTGAAAAAGAGTTCTTCTCAGGCGTCTCATCGGTGTGGCCGTTGGTCTTTATCTTGTACCTATACCCACCACGGAGTGCCTGCACCAAAGTCTTGCATCCCGGGTCTATAAGCATCGCAGGCTTGCCATCGACCATACGGGTTAACCATGAGTCCACAGCATTTATCCGAGCCGCGATGGAGTTGGTCTTGGCTGGTATTACCCGAAACCCTTCTTGCTTTAGGATGTCAAACACTGACCGCTCATCGGTCTGCGCCCTTTGTTGTCCTGCCGGGTCACCAATCACCAGTATCGGCATCCCCGGGAACTTAGACGCAAGTAACGGTTTTAGTTTCTCCCGAATGAACCGAAGCTCCCCCATCCCGTCGCTTGTTAGCTCAGCAAAAGTCAAAAGCCGCCCCTGCGGGTCTACCTGAGAGATCGTACATGCCGGGGTTAGTCCGAAGTCATGCCCAATTAACAGGGGGTGGGTGGACATCTTTATGTAATTCAGTGGGTTTTTAGAGACATGAATGTCCGAATTAAATCCCCTAAATACGGGTTTACCCGATAAAGACCTACCCCATTTACCATCAATATAGACCGAAATCCAGTCTTCAGTCTTACCCAAAATCAAGTCTTCGTAGTACTCACTGGGTAGGTGTTGCAACCAGTCTGCGTCAGGAGATCTCCCCGAAGGTTGAATAGTTACATGGATTTTCTCTGGGTCTGCATTTGTTAGATACTGCTCCCAATAGGTGTCTGCGTCAGCCGGGTTTGTGGCCCCCCAGACTTTTTTAAGTTGTCTGCCATTATCGTCGACACACCCCTGCACTGGGTTGCCTTTTTCATCCACCCCCCACTCAGGGCGGTGCGGCACCATCATTCCATTAGGGTATCTACCTAGTCGACCAGTTAGTGCGGCAAAAATGTCTGGGTTTATTTCCCTGACCTCATCAACCATAGCAAAAGAAAGCTGTAAAGAAAGCAACCTACGGGTGTCATCTGCCGTATCTAAGCCACGAAACAGTACTTCGGTTTCAACATCATCAAAACGCAAAACAAACTTTAGCTCCGTTCTGTGGTAATCCCCAGCGACACTTTCTGGAAATAGTGCTAAAAAGTCTCTAACCGTAGAATCCAGCAACATTTGCCTAGTGTTTCGCACTACCGCGCAGCGTGACCGCCTAATACCATCTTTAGAAGGCGCCATCTTTTTGGCTTCTAGAGCGATCTTCATAATGCTGGCCGTTGTCTTGGTCGAGTTGTGGTGTATTGCGCCGTCTAGGGTCACATAGTTCTCGGTTTCATCCACCTGAATATCCCAATAAGACTCCTTTACATTCAGCCGCGTTATGTTTAAAATGGGCCTGTCGGTAGTAGTCAAACTTACGGAGCTAAAAAATGGGAAAGACAAATTGGCCTTTAGTTGAGAAAATACGTGCTTTAGCAGGCGAAGAGATTTCTTCAACCAAGATTGCTGAACAACTTGGGATAAACCCCCGCCACGTTCGAAAGATTCTATTGCGGCACAACCTTCCACGTCCAAAAGAGGGTGCTCAAAAGGGGATAAAAAACCACCAATTTGTTGCTGGTCGTCGTATAACGCTAAATGGATATGTTTTGGTGACCCCCCCAGAAGGGTACGCAACTGGTAAGCAAAGACCAAACCGAGCTTCTGCCACAATCTTTGAGCATCGGTATGTGATGGAACAAAAGCTTGGCCGCCTTCTTCTACCCGAAGAAAGGATTGACCACATAGACGGTTTAACGCTGCACAATCACCCAGATAATTTACGTCTGTTCTCATCGAACGCCGAGCATCTTCGGGAGACTCTATCTGGCAAAGTTCCTCACTGGTCTGCAGCGGGTTATAACAATATGGTGCTAAGGCATCGCCCGGGCGTAGATCTTCAACTCGTCGATATTCACCATCAGCGCACAAAAGCAGGTGCCGTCCGGCTGCGTCAAATTCTCCTTGCGGCGTTGTTACTCGGTATAGATAGTCCCTACCTTTTGGGAACGACCCGCCACACCAAGAAAGCTGGAATTGACATGTCTTCTCATCCCAAGATAAAACTCGCATTGGACGATCTATGTTTGCAATGGGCATGGCCCCAAATTCAGTTACCACCTGAACATTCGGAGCTAAACACCCCACAGGGCCCACAATAAAGGATTGGAATTTATCCGAAAGAAGATATGGCCGTACAGACGGCACTGGTGTGTAGTTTATGCTCATTAAGCCGTTAGTTCATTAGTTAATGGAAATAGATTCTGTAAGTAAGCGGGTACTTCGGGTAAATCATCTACATCTATGGTTATTTTTTGGGGGGTGGTACCCAGCGTTATATTGTTATCCCCCAAATTTATGCTTATCGAAAAGCCCGGGCCAACGGCCATGTTCTTATCTTCTTTGGGCTCTAAACCAGCAATCTTTGTTAGGTACTTGAATGACTCTAGCTTAGCAGATAACGACGCATCTGGTGCTTTGGCCCCGATATAGACCTCATCCAGAAGATCCTCGGCAGCCAGTGCTGCTTTGAGACGGAAGGTGTACCCAGACTTTTGAAGTTCGGCACGCTTAGCATCCACCACCTTTCGGAAGTTCTCGTCATGCCGCATAGCGTCCCAAGCATCTGGGTTTATGTGGTATTTCTCAGCAATATGGTCTGGCTCTTCCAAGCCTGCTGCCAGCTCGAAGACGAATTTTGGGTTGATGTCTAATAGTGGAAATGTCATACGGATGATGTGTAGCAAAAATTTTGGTGTGTGTCAATTATTAACTAGTTTACATGTACTAAAAATAGACCTTGCTGTATACGGGATACATGCTAGCGATGCCCCCACCCCCACCCCCCTGGCCGGTTACCACCCCCCGGCCCCCCGCATGGATCG